TAACATTCTTTTAGATTTCGTCCCTTTAGACATACCCATTTCTTTTTGCATTTTCTTCTTTCTAGCTTCCATCCTCTTCTTGAATTCTGGATTATGTTCCATTGCATTAAGAAGTCTTTCTTGAGCCATTGCTTTTTTTTTAGTGGTATGTTTAGCTTTTGTTCCGCCGGGAGTGGAAACCCTATATTTCCCTCCGGCAATTTTAGTTATTTTTACAGGCATATTATGTGATCCGGTTCTACTTTTATTAAAGAGAACCGGAAAGAGAAAATTAAATTTATGCGTCTGAAGTTGCTTTCAAATAAACCGTATCCGAACCAATTTTCAATTTAATATTGTAAACGGTTCCGGTAAAAGTTGTTCCAGTCACAGCGGAGATTATTCCATCTGTAGCTGTGAAGTTGATCAAGTTGGTCAAATTCGTCGGAACAATAGCAAAAGCTGTTCCTGTTCCCGAGATCTTAGCAGCTGCACCGGCAGTTGAATTCGGAACAATATCTGATAAAATCGCAACTGTTCCTGAAGCTCTACCGATAATTACAGTAGTTCCAGAAATAGTTTGATTCTGGGTAATATCAGAAGCAACTGCCAAAGAAACCGTTCCTTCGGTTCCTCCCCCTGTAAGACCAGATCCGGCTGTGACTCCTGTAATAGTTGAAGCAGCTGATTCTATTGCATTAAAGTCAGCTGATGTACTAGACCCTTCATTTATGTAGACTGTGGTAGCTACCCCTCCGCCAGTTTTAATGAATAAAGCGCCTTTAGCATAACCTGCATCCGTATCAGTTGGAACAGTTGCTCCTCTAGCCAGAAGAACGTTCTGGGAAGAATCAACATGCAAAACCGAAACAGATGGGGTTCCAACAGTCAATGTAGTACCATCAGTTTGAATAACATCTACTGCTGAAGTGAAATCTTTTAAAGCCATGTTTTTAATTTATTTTTTATTTTTTCTTCGACCTTATTTCTATGGTTATACAAAGCATTATTTGAATAATGTAAAGGAATAAATCCTAATTTGAATAACCAAGTATTTCTTTTAGTAGATTGAGAATGCCCATCGATCTCTATAGCATATTTCCCTATAATGAAATCAATTTCCTTTCCCTCTATTTTTTCTCTGAATTTGAACGGAATTTTATTTTTTTTAAGAATTTCATGAAAGATCCGTTCTGCTTTCGTTGAATTCTTTTTAAATAGATTTGTTCTCATTTCCTGAATTCTTAATCTTGGAGAACAAAGAATAAGATTATTGGGGCGGATTTTGAGTAAGAGAGATAAACCCGCCAAAACTCCCTAAAGATTGCTAAAATTACGCATTAGCTCCAGTTGAACGAACCCAGTTGCGAGAATCGTTGAAACCATAAGCGAAGTCCATACCAGCTGAATATTTGATTTCCTTAGTATCATAATCAATGAACTGAGGATCCAATACCAACGGCATACCTTCTTTTAATTGCAAACCAAATCTCGGGCCAATTTTCGAGCTATCAAATGATCCCCAAACAATGTCCGAAGACAAGTAAGGATTATCGATAATTTGAAAAGCAGCATCAATTGAACCATCGCGATTAGTTGTGCCGGGTTTCTCACCCTTCTGAATGGATTTGAGAATTTCTTGAGCTCTGTGATGAACAGAACTATCTGATTTACAGAAAATTTTGTCCAACTTGATGTCAAGTTGTTCTCCTATTCCGCCTTTAATAGCTCTCGCTGTTTTAAGCGCAGCTTTCCAAGCATCATAGTCAAAATCCATGTTCGAAGTTGTTCCGTCAGAAACAGTATTGCTCCAGTTAGTTCCGCCATCTTCACGTGTGTGAGAAGCAGATTGAAACGCAACACCATCTCCGCCAGTGTTTGTCACACTGTAAGAGAATTTGCCGGTAGTTTCAGTAAATGAAGTTGAAGTTCCATTAACGAAAACATTCGCAAGAACTTGTTCCCTGAATCTAATAGCATCATTTTTCAATTCTCTGACGAGAGCTTCTAATCTTCGAGCTTGAATTCCGTAGCGCCACATAGGACGAGTAATTCTAAGCATTCCACTGAAGAAACTCTGCGTATAGGATTTATCGAAACCCTGATGCGGAGAATCAGCCGGGATAGAACCATTTTCCGGAATCTTAGAAAACGCCGAAATAGACGTTAAAGAAGAATCCTTAACAATGTAATCCTTCACGGGTTCAACATAATAATAATCTTTATGATATTCTTTAAGATCTGCTGGAGATTTAAGCCAAATTTCCTGAATAGAAAGATCGGTTAAATCAGCAGCAGCATCAATATCGAAAGGAACATTAGTTGCCATGTGTTTATGCTAATACCTGTCCAAGTTTAACGATACGTCCAATAAGCTTTTTATCCGCGTCAGCTCCTTTTTGAGCAAGAGCAATGAAAACTGCATCTTTATCCGTTGAATGAGTTGAACTATTATTAACAGTTATCGAATCCGTCAAAAGATGAGCTTTCATTAATTGATCATAAGAGCTATTGTTGGTACAATCGGCTTCTAACAACATGCCTTCTTTAAGAACAGTACATTTGATGAAAACTGTTCCCGTAGCAGCAGTTGTACCGGTTGTTCCAGTGTAAATAGCTTCTATAACTGTAGCATCCGCCAAAGAGGCAGTAGCCGGGATAACGTAAGAATTAGTAGTATCTCTAACAACTAAAGCACCATTCTTATATTGCTGACTATTTTTAGCAACATAATCGAATGATTCGTCGTTCGGAGAATTGCTAATAATTTTGAACGCCATTATTTTTTTGGATAGAGAGAACGAATATCAGAAAGTCTTTCTTCAATTTGTTCTCTCGATAAATTAGGATATTTCTTCTGAAGAGATTCTACATCTTGGTCATTATTATGACCGCCCTGTGAACCCCCTCCGAAGCTTAAACGACCTTTAGTGAGCATTTCTGCTCTAGCTTGAGCTTTTCCATCTTCTCGGGCCTTAGAAGTTCCTCCAGTCAATTCATTATGAATTTTATTAAGAAGTTTTCTATAACCCTCGATAGTGGTTGGAGTTTTATATTGGCCGAACTCTGATCTAATTTTAGACCATTGCTCGTCATTATCATACTCCTTATGTTTCTCTAGAAATTCAGAAACGGCAGAAGATTCTATTAGTTTAAGTGAATCCTGTTGAACTTTCTGTTTTTCTTCTTCAAATTCTTCATTAGTCACAAATCCTTTTTTTCTTGCCCATTCCTCTAATTTCTTTTGATCTTCGGGTGCGAGTTTAGCGTCTTCATCATCCTCTGAAGAGAATTCAATTTTATCTTTGAATTCATTTAAATCATTACTGATTTCTTCATACTTGGATTTCCAAGACTGTGCTTCATCTCGTACCGAAGCGATCCCTTTATTTAAATTAGTGATCTGTTCTTTCAGAGAAGAAAGTTCTTCTGCACTAATTTTTGGGGTTTGATCCTCCCCGCCTTGATCCGGTTTAGAGTCCATATTCTTTTACAACTGTTTTTATACTGAGAGTAGCGACCTCTCGAAAGAAAATAGCCTTCGGGATCGAAGGCTATTCACTGGATAATTCTATTGCGTCTCCAGGAATTGCACAATAGAACTATAGTGAATTGGTTTTATCCAATGAATAGCCCTCGATTCCCTGGAGACATTATTTAATTTTCAAATTTCATTCGCTACTTTTATTCGACCTTTTAATTATACCACACTTTTCAAATAAAGTAAAATTATACTTTTTCGAATGCTTCTGCCCAAACAAGATAATCGTAAGATAATTTCAAATTTAATGAATTTTTAAGATCACTTTCTCCTTCTTTCATTCCAAATTTATAATCTGTATCCAATATTATCTTTTTCAGGATTTCTAATTTGTCTAAATCCTCTTTAGAAAACCCATGAATAAAATCCTTAGAAATAATCTCATTGTATTCTGCATTTATCTTAGATTTATTTTCCTCGTCCGCATTATACATTTTCTTTCCATTCGGGTCAAGAATAATTTCTGGATCTCCCTCTGAATCTCTCTTAACATATTTCAAGATAATTTCCATTCTTTTAGCTTCTAATTCTTTAAGATAATCATAAAGAATCAAAACGAACCAGGTTCTAATTCTACTCTCCCCACCCCTGAGCTCGATTCTCTCTAACCATCTAGCTAATCCTTCTATATCTTTATTTTTTAATATAAATTTTTTAGTAGACATTTGATTTCAATTTAAACTCAGGAATAGGTTTACTCATCTTCTGGAAATAAGAGACCACATACGAACGAACTCTTTCAGCGTGTTCCCTAATAGAATCAAAACTCTGATGACTAGCAATTAATCTACTTCTTCGATCGATTGGAAAATATTCCTCTTCTTTATTAAGCCCATTTTCATCCTTAATATATTTACCGTCCTCTCCTATTATCGGTCTAGTTTTCATCGGAGCATCAGATAACCGAGGAGGAACAATTATTGTAAATAGGAATCCAGGGCGATCTTTATTCGGTTCGATTTCTACTCCAAAATCTTCGCCAAGAATTTCATTAACAATATTAATTATTCTAGGATCAACATTTTCTCTAGAAGATTTAGCCGATTCAGTATCTTCTTCTTTTATCCCCTTCTTAAATTCATTTCCTTTTCCCCTTTCTTCAATTCGATCTAAACGCTCATTAATTTTGAGAAGAGAATCCGATAACATCTTAACCATCCCGGTTAATCCTTCTGTTCCGCTGAAGGATTTTTCCATCGGCATTTGAGCCACAGGCACAGGAACATTATTGACCGATAATTTTTCTTTATCTTCATGCGCCATTTTCACGTGGACCCCCATATTTTTATATTCCTTTCCACAGATTGAACAAATTTCTTTTTCCATTTTTATTTTCTATCTATTAATTCGACCTTTAAATAAAAATGGAAAAAGAAATTTGTTCAATCTGTGGAAAGGAATATAAAAATATGGGGGTCCACGTGAAAATGGCG